TATTATCTCAATAAAATGAATGCTAATTGTTTGTGTTATTTTGATTGTCATTTTGAAGAAGAAATCATTAATGACAATAATAAGAAGTGTTCTTACTTTAATTTCTCTGGAGCAGAAAGAAAGAATATTGATTTTGCTTGTCTTTTTGCATTCATGGACATGAGAATGCTTCAAGGTGATGTTACATATAATATCGCAATTTATGATGAACTTTTCGATTCTTGTTTAGATGATAAAGGTATTAATTTGATTTTGGAAATTCTAAATGAACGTATTAAGAAATATAATGAATGCGTTTATATTATTTCTCATAGAAAAGAAAGTATTGAATCAGCAACTGGAGAAGTTATATATCTAGAGAAGAAAAATAATGTAACTAGAAAAATTGATTATAATCCTTTTTAATATTGACACTAATGCAGCATATAATAAATCATTGTATGCTGCAATTTAAACCGCCTTTACCTTTTAGTAAAAATAGTTATCTTCCTGTTACTCGTTTTGTTGAAAAACAAAACAATAAACCACCAGAAGCCGATGTACCTAGGGTAGTTCAATTTACAGCTGATTTTAGTGGATGTGGATTATACAGAATGGGTTGGATGTCTCATTTAATGAATTATCAGGCTAAGTTGGCGGTTTCTGATATGTTTGTTATGGTTGGTGATGCTAATTGGTATAGAAATGTTAAAGCTATACGTTTACAAAGACAAGCAACTTCTGACCAAAAGAAGTTTGTTGAATTTTTGAAAGGAATCCAACCACAGATTGGATTTAAATTAATTTACGAAGTAGATGATGTAGTATTTGCTGAAGATATCCCAGACTTTAATAAATTTAAATCTGCATTTACTTCTGATGAAATTCGTAATAATGTAATTGATATTATCAATATGTGTGATGAGATTTCAGTCACATGCGATTTCATGAGAGATTTATATAAGGAAAAGACTGGTAAGAAAGAAATCAGTGTTATTCCAAACTTCCCAGCTAAGTTTTGGATTGGAAATTATTTTGATCCCGCTAAATTAAATAGAGATTATGATGCAAATAAGAAAAAACCTAGAATCCTTTATTCGGGTTCTGGTGCTCATTTTGATGTTGAAAATAAGGTCAATCAGAAGGATGATTTTGAACATGTTATTAAAGCCATAATTGATACTAGACATAAGTTTCAATGGATTTTTATTGGAGCATTTCCTCTTCAATTACAAAAGTATATTCAGAATAAAGAAATTGAATTTCATCCTTGGTGTAGATTGTATGATTTTCCTAAGAAAATCTATGATTTAAATGTCCAGATGATGGTAGCTCCATTACAGGATAATAATTTTAATAGGTCTAAGAGTGATATTAAGTATATTGAAGCTTGTGCTTTTGGTTTACCTGTAGCATGTCAAGATATGTGTACATATCAAAATGCTGAAATCAAGTTTAGAACTGGAGAAGAAATGATTGCTAAAATTGAAGATGAAGTCTTTAGAGCAGGACATTTTAAGAATTCTTATCATAAGAGACGTAAAGTTGCTGAAGATAGATTCTTGGAATTAGAGAAGAACTTGGATTGTTATTATGAATTATTCATGACACCTTATGGTTCTCCTGATAGAAAGAATATGAAGAGATATAATCCATAAGATACATATTATTATGGCTGATAAAGAAATAACTGATTATAGAAGTTTGATGAATCTATCCGATGATGTAGAAACATATTTGGATAGAAATGGGGTTTTATTCAAAACATCTGTATCATCCATTAAGGATTTCTTTTATAATTCATTATTTCAAATTGAAACTTCTGCTCCAGTAATATCAACAATATCAATATATCCAAAAGTTGAAGATATTAGATATGGTTCATGTGTTACATTAAATCCTAATGTTAGTGGATTTCCTGAATTATATTATGAATGGTATAAGGATTATCGTCTAGTATCTACAGATTCAGAATATGTAATACCTAGATTCAATACTAATCATGAAGGAAGTTATTATTTGAGAGTTTATAATTCTTTTGGAGATAAATCTAGTGAATTGTTTACTTTGAGTGCTTTGACTGATGATTCGCAGATAAATTTTTATCCTCCTGATTTGATATCATTTTTTGTTTATCCAATGGATAGAGGAAATTTTAATGTTGGAGATTCCATTAAATTTTCTGTTACAGTTGCTAATAGTGATGTTAATTCATTCTATGAGTGGTATAAAGATGATGTTTTAATTGTAACTACAAATAGTCCAGAATATTACATAGAATATATAGAACCAGAAGATATTGCTACATATTTTGTTCGTTCTTATAATTCTTTTGGATACGTTGATAGTCCAAAAATTGTATTGACTCAAAATGTTGATGAACAAAAATATTTTAATAGATGTAAGGGATTTCCAGTAAAAGATTTCATTAATAATAGTATTGGCTGGAATTTGACAGAACCAGTTACTGCATTGTATAATGGTTCTGTTGGATTTGCTTCTTGTGACTTATCTGATACAAAATATAAAGAGTTTTATGTTGAAGATTTGACTACTGAAGAATTAAATTATATTTCTACATTTGTTTCATTTGAAGTATCAGAATATATTTCTGGCTATTCTAATTATAAAGTTAGAAGTGAATTCTTTAATAGTCCATTTAAAAAGATTGTAATTAATAATACTAATTATGATATGATTGTTGGAAATTATGAAGGTACTGGTACAGATTTGAATAACATCATTGTATATTCTGTGAAATTGGTTTAAGGATTTTTTCTTGAAACCTTAGAATATTGATGCTATTATGAAAAGATGGCAAAGATGAATGGCTACAGAAATGTAGTATACGATATTAAAAGAAAAGAAGTCATCGTTTATACATGGGATGATGATGGTAATAGAATTGATTTTTCTGTTAATTTTAGACCATATCTTTTTATAGAAGACATTAGAGGGACAGATACTAGTATTTTTGGAACAAAGATTAAGAAGGTAGATTTCAAAGATTTGTTTGATAGAATGAAATATGTTAATGAACATAATCTTAAACGAGTATTTGAGAATGTAAGACCTGAACAACAAGTATTATTGGATTTATTTTCAGATCATATTGATGATCCAGAATTTTCTAAGTTTCCATTAAAGATTGCATATCTTGATATTGAAGCTGTTGATGAAAAAGAATTCTCATCTCCAGAAGATGCAAAAACTCCAGTTAATGTAATTACAATTTATAATTCATTAAGTAAACAATATACAGTATGGGGTCTCAAACCATTTAAGACAAAGGAACCTGACATTCATTATAGGCATTATGCTGATGAAGTGGATATGTTGGAAGACTTCATCAAGTTCATGGAGAGAGAAAGATTTGATGTTGTTTCTGGTTGGAATATTCAAGGATATGATATTCCTTATTTGATTAATCGTATATGTAACATTTTGCCTGAAGGGTCAGCATCTAGATTATCTACTATTAATAGTATTTATGATAAACAAGTAATGTCAAAGTTTGGAAAACCTCAAACTATTTATAAGATTGAAGGATTAGCAATCGTTGATTACATGGATATCTATAAAAAGTTTTGTCTTACTAATAGAGAGAGCTATAAATTGGATTATATTGCTAATGTTGAACTTGATGAACAGAAATTAGATTATGGTGATTTAAGTTTGTATGAATTCATGAGAGATGATTGGAATACATTTGTAGATTACAATATTCATGATGTTAGGCTATTGGTAAAACTTGAAGAAAAATTAATGTATATTGATTTGCTTAGAATGATTGCATATATGGGTTGTGGGACTCTTGATATGGCACTTACTACAGTATCTATTGTGGTTGGTTGTGCTGCAATTAAGGCTAGAAAGCAAAACCAAAGAATTAATACATTCATTAGAGATTCTGAAAGAAATAATCCTGGTGGATTCGTATTCCCTCCAAAAACAGGTCATCATGAAGGTATTGTTACATTTGATGCTAATTCATTGTATCCAAATATTATGATTTCATTGAATATGTCTCCAGAAACTAAATTTGGAGTAATAACAAACAGAGATGATAATTTTATTACAATTAAGCATGTAAATGGAAAGATTTATAAATTAAGTTTAGAAAATTATAGCAAACTATTAAAGGATAATCAGATTGCAGTTTCAAAAGCAGATATTCTTTTCACTCAAAAGAAGAAGGGTATCATGTGTGATTTGGTTGATGAAAACTACAAGAAACGTGTACAAATTCAAAAGAAATATAAGAAGCTTAAAAAGGATTTAGATGCTGGAAATGTCGAGAATGTTATTTTAGCTAAAGAAGAATGTAATCGTCTTAAAACAAAACAACAAGCTATTAAGATTTTCATTAATAGTGTTTATGGTGTATTTGGAAATAAACATGCGCCTATTGGTGATGATGATATTGCTTCATCAATTACATTAACTGGTCAATCTGTTATTCAAAAGTCTAAAGATATCTTACAGCAATATTTCGATAATAAAATTGGAGCAAATGCTGAAGATTGTTTTATCTATGGAGATTCTGATAGTTGTTTCATTAGTGTAAAACAATTACCAATTAAATTCTTTGAAAATGATAAAGTAACTAAACAAGGATATGAAGAGATTGCAAATATCAATAAGCATTTGAATATAGGTATTGACAAGTTCATGAAAGAAGAACTTAATTCTATTGATTCTAGGATCGAATTTAAACAGGATAAAATAGCTGATAAAGGAATTATGTTAAGCAAAAAAAGATATGCTTTACATATTCTAGATGAAGAAGGATTGCCATGTAATGATTGGAAGTATACTGGTATTGATATTGTTAATACTAGAATGCCTAAAGAAATTAAACCGCATGTAGAGAAAATCATTCAAACAATGATTCTTACTAAATCAAAAACAGCTACAAATAAAAAATTTAAAGAAGCTTATGATGAATTTGTTAATATGGGTGTTGAGAAAATATCATTAACAGTTGGAATCAAGAATTTAGAAAAATATTCATTGTTGTGTAAAGATAATATAACAGTAAAAGGAATGCCTTGTCATGTTAAAGCAGCATATTTTTATAATAAATTAATCAAAGAATATAAGATTGAGAATAAGTTTGAGAAAATATTTAGTGGAGATAAAATCAAATACTTTTTTGTTAATCAACCAAATTCATATAATGTAGAAGCTATTGCTTTTAAAAATAGATATCCGAAAGAGTTTAATGAAGTCTTTTCTTTAGATATTGAAAAGATGTTTGATAAGGATGTTTATAAATGTATTGAAAGATTTTATGCTGTTATGAAATGGGATATTTATAAACCAACAAATCAATTTAAGGTCGATTTAG